TCACAGCAGCGTCGCCACCAGGGTGATGGCGATGTCGGCGAGGCTCGCATCGGCGCTGGCAGGTGCGACGATCCTGAGCACGTCGCCAGCAGCGACGTCAGTCTCGCTGCCGGAAAACGTCGCTGTAGTGCCCGATGCGGCGACGGTCGCGGTGAGGACCTCGCTGCCGTTCTTCTGGATCGAGAACACCGTCGTGCCGGTGGCGGCGGTGCCGGCCTTGAGGCGCGAGCCTGTGCCATTGGCCGGAATACGAAACGCTCGGGGTGCGACGAACAGCAGCACCACCTCGCCGTCCGCCGGCTTGCCCACGATGCCGCAGAGGACGTCGTAGGGGACGGGGGACCAGCCACCGGTGCCGTCGAGGAAGTGTGCTGCGTTGTTGTCCAGCTTTGGGCACAGCCCGTGCGCCGAGGTCGACGCGTTGAGGGCCGTGACATCTGTCGGCGTCGCCAGTTCGTCGAGCCTGATCGCATCGCCGCCGCCGGCCTTGTGGCTCTCGACGTGGGCGGTCGGCGTGCGTGTATTGGCGAGTCGGGCGTCGTTTCCCTGGCAGACGGTGTTGGCACTTGTGCCGTAGACGGGCGCGAAGGCCACCGTGGTGGTGGCTGGATCCGTGGTGATGACAAGACCGTTGGCACCTGCCAGCGTCAGCGCATCCTGGGCGGCGTCAGCGTCGATGCTCGATTGCCCGGCAACCGCGATCGTGCCGAACGCCGGCACCGATCCGTCGGGGTCGGCACCCGCGATCGCCGCCACATCCGCCGGGGAGAAGCTGCGCAGCTCGGTCTCCACCGGATCGGCGATCTCTTCGGCGGTGATCCGCGACGGCAGCAGCCGCGCCACCGAGGTCTGGTCGAGGCCGCGGATATCCAGCGCGACTTCGAGGATGCGCACCTGCGCCGCGCCATCACCGCCTTGTCCGAACAGCGCCAGCTGCGCCTCGATGGTCTGGCGCAGCGCGGGCGGGATCGGCTTCCATGGACCCCAGAGCGTCTGGTTCGCTTCGTCGAGGGTGGCGGTCGCAAGGGTGGCGGTCCAGGTCGCACCAGCGTCGAGGGAGAAGGACCAGTTGAGCTGCGCGTCCATGGGCCCGCCCGGCGATCCCACCCGGACCACCAGTCGCATCTGCTGGTAGCCGCGGAGATCAAGGTCGGTGAGACGTGCGTCGGCACCCACCGGAAACTCGCCGGGCGAGACCGGCACCGTCCACAGCTGGTCCCCCGCCCAGGCCGGCTGCGAGCGCAGGAAGGCGTCGTTGGAGAAGCCCTCAATGCGGTTGTCGTCGATGTCGTAGGTCAGCCGGTCGAGCCCGTTCGGCGCTTCGACACGGACCGCCTTGCCCTGGCCGACGAAGATCTCCTCGGTCAGCGTCGGGTCGTACCACAGCATGCTGCCGGTGGGGCCGTCCTGCCGCCATTGCCGGTTCTCACCCTCGATGCCGCGCAGCTTCAATTGCGACCAGGTCAGCCCACTGGTCGCCGTCCGCTGCGCCAGGATGTTGCCGCGGATGACGACGTTGTGCGGGATGGCGCTGAACTGGCTTACGATAATCGCGGTATCAACGTAGCTGTCGTTGCCGTACTGGTGGGCGGTGACCAGGTCGGTAACGGTATTGGCGTAGACCAGCACATCCTCGATCGGCCGCGCCCCTTCGCCGTAGCTGGGATCGTCGCCCAGGAACACCGCATAGTTCAGCGGCGCGCGGAAGCTGTTGCCGAGGATGGTGACGTTCTTGCCGCCCAACACCTTCGCGCCTTGCGCGTTGTAGACGCGATTTCCCGTGAAGCGAAACGCGCGCTGCTGGCCGGGATCGTCGGCAACGACCGCCGACAGGTTGGCGGCACAGCAGTCGTCGATGATCCAGTCGAAGTCGGAATCGCTGACCGCGACGTCGGCGCAATTGGACGCGTTGAAGCCGTCGCGGGCGATGCGGTTGAGATGGATGCGGCTGGCGCGGACCTGGTTGCAGGAACCGAAGGTGAAGGCCATCTGCGAGGCCCAGCGGCCCTCGACTTGGGTCAGCTCGACCCGGTCGTAGTGGTCGAGGGCGATCAGCCGGCTGGCATCGCCCAGCTGCTTCATCGTTGTCTCCAGGTCGCCCTCGAACAGGATGTTCCGGATGACGAGCGTCTTGCCCGGGCCGTCGTCGACATCCCGCGCCAGCAGCCGGTACGCGCTGCCGTCAACCGGATCCTCGCCGCCAGTGAGCCCGGTGGTCGTCGCGGCGACGCCCTTGTACCAGCGGCAGGAGCCGCGGCCGGTGAGCTTGAGATCGGGACAGCTGTCGGGATCGATGCCGCTCAGATCTGCTTCATGGCCGATCATGAAGTCGCCGGACATCAGCAGCTCGCCGGGCTGGCCGGAGGCCTTGATCGCCGCGATCGCCGCCCTGATGGCGGCATTGTCGGCGCTGGAGCTGGTGCCCACGAGCGGGATCACCTTGGGAGGAAAGCTGACCCTCGCCAGCGTGCTGCGCTCGGCCACGGTCATCACCACCTTGCCGCCGCCGTCCCCGATCTGATCGGCGGTATAGTCGCCGACCTGCGCTTCGACCGCGCCGGTGCGGCCGAAGACCGAAGCGACGCCGCCGCCCCCGCCGCCGGCCTGCACCCAGACGGCGGCGCCGGTGGTCGCGTCGGTGCAGAAGAACAGCCGGCCGGCGGCGACGTTGATCCACATCGCCCCACGGACGTAGCCGTCGGCGGCATCGTCGTTCACGGTGGGATCGGTGGTCGCACCGTAGTTCTCGATGATCTCCCAGCCGGAGTTGCCGGCGTTGCGGCGCCGCAGCAGCTTGCCGGCGTCGTTGCGCCAGCGCATGAACGGATAGGTGACCGACGGCGCGAAGGCGCCCTCGTGCTCGGTCGCCGCCGCCTGGTTGGCGAGGTTGAAGTCCTGGCGGACCTGCGCGCCGAGGCCGGTCGGCACCGCCCCGAAGGTTGCGGACTGCATGTCAGGAGCCAGGACCCAGGAACCGGGAACCAGGACAAGATGAGTGGCAAGTACGCTCGGGCATGAATGGCAGACTCCTTCCTGGCACCTGGTTCCTGGTGCCTGGTTCCTGCATCACAGATGTCAGAAAGAAAAAACGTCAGCGCGCCCGCAGGGCCGCCCCAAGGGCGCGCTGTCCTTTGAACTCGGCGGAAGTACACTGAGCGCAGCGAGGGACTTCCGCCGACATTACAATTTGATCATCACGTTGATGTAGCAGGTTGGCTGGATGTTGAAGTGCGGCTCGCCGCCGCCGGCCGAGCCGGTATTGCCGGCAAAGCCGCCGCCGGCGCCGGTCTGCACGCCGCCGCCCCACAGCGGATAGGTGCGGTCACCACCCGAAGCACCCGCGGCCCCGCCACTCATGCCGGGGACGGTGTGGGTGTGGGCGGGTACGCCGAAGCTGTGGGTGTGCGCCGGCAGGTTGTTGAGGCCGAGGCCGACGAACTCGGCGCCGTGCCAGGTCGCCAGCCCGAAGTTGGACAACCCGGCGCCCCAGCCGGCGATCGCCAGCACCCGGCCCAGCACCTTCGGCAGCAGGATGTGCCGATGCGCCGCCCAGTCGGCGGCGGCCGACGCGCCACGGCCGGTCGCGGTCCAGCTTCCCGCCGCGTAGAGCTTGCACCAGGCATCGCTGGTGTTGGCCCACAGCAGGCTGAACAGCGCCTGGGTATCCGAGTTGGCGCGGGTGGTGGCCCCCGAGCTGCCATCGCCGATCGAGCCGTCGTTCATCATCACCCAGCCGGGATCGGCGGCGGTCTTGAACGTCTGCTTGACGTCGCCGGTGGTGAACGCGGTCTGCGGGATATCGACGTTGGTCCACTTCATCGGCGGGCCGATGGTGCCGACGGTCCACCAGCTGGTGTTGGTCGGATCGCGCAGCTTGACATAGCCGGTGCCGCTGTCGAACCAGAGCAGGTTCGGGTAGATCACCGGCGGCTCGGTGGCGCCGTAGTGCTGGGTCGCCAGCGCCTGGATGTTGGCATTGACGCGGGCGCGGTAGAGCGCCGCCAGCTGGTTGGCGACCGCGCCGAGATCGGAGGACTGGCTCATGTTCAGGAACCAGGAGCCAGGAGCCAGGACCCAGGACGAGATGACGGGCAGGAATGCTCAAGCATCTGTGGCAACCTCCGTACTGCTGCTTCTTCCTGGTTCCTGGCTCCTGTCCTCTGGCTCCTGCCGTCGCGGCACGCGGCGGCGGTAGGCCCGCAGCGCCTGCTTGCTGCGCTTGGGCAGCGGGATGTTCAGCGCCTGTTCGAGGTGCTCGATCGCTTGCACCAGGGCTTCGACCAGATCGGGCGTGTCGCGCTCGGCGACCTCGAGCGGCTCGGTGGTCAGCGGCAGGAAGCAGTGGCGGCGGAAGTCCCAGCGGTAGCCCCTCAGCCGCTGGCGCATGTCGTGGCCGTCCGGCAGGGCGACGGTGCCGGCCTGCGGATCGGTCCGGTGGCGGTCGACGGTGACCGTCTCGACGGCGATCAGCGTGCCGTCGGCGTCGAGCTTCGCGATATCGGGCATTTCAGGAGCCAGAAGACAGGAGCCAGGAACCAGGACGAGAGGATCGGCATGAACGCTCGAGCATTGGGGTCGAACTCCTTCCTGGCACCTGGTTCCTGATACCTGGCTCCTGATCACTCTACCTCGTCGGCGGCGACGCGCAGCTGGGTGATCCACAGGTTGAACAGCCGGTCGTCGGAGCGCATCCGGCACTCGATCTGGCCGATGGCGCGCGCGTCGATCTCGGCGGAGTCGATGCGCATGAGGTTGCCCCAGGCCGGGCTCGCGGCCGGATCGTCGTCGGTCAGCCGGCCCCAGATGCTGGCATCGACCGAGGCGCCGAGCGTTCCGTCGACGTCCGGCCAGTCGTCGATCGCGCCGATCCTGGCATCCCAGAACTCGAACTGGTTGACCGCGTCGAGCTCGAGGCGGCTGGTCAGCCGCAACCGGCGCACCGCTCCGGCATCGATGCCGGCGGCGAACTGATAAAGACCGCTGCCGGCAACGCCGCCGGTGTCGTCCCAGTTGGTCAGTGCATCGACGTCGGGCACGGCATCGAAGTCCTCGGCATCCAGCATCAGTCCATCGTCGACGACGGTGCACCTGGTCCTGGTGCCGGGGAACGCCGGGTCCTCCTCGACGCTGCCGACCGGCGAGAACGCCAGCAGGCTCGCCTGCTTGGTCGAGACGGCGGCGACGCCGTTGGCCGGCCGGCCGTCGGCGTCGTAGACCCGGGCGAAATAGGTGCCGGGCTTCAGCGGCAGGAAGACGTGCGTCTGATCGCCGGTGACGGCGCGGGCCAGCGAAGTCGAGTTCGGCCACAGGGTGGCATCCATGTCCGGCGCGTGGCGGAAGCTGATCCAGCCGCCGAACTGCACGTCGAGATCCGGAGGCAGGTCCCAACGGAGCAGCGCACCTCCGCCGACGACGGCGAGCGTCAGGTTCTGCAGGTCGGCGGGCGGTGACCTTCGGCCGGTGACGTAGTGGCTGTTGACCTGCGTCGCCGGCGAGGCGAGATGGTTCGGGTGTGTGTACTGCAGGCGGAAGTCGTAGGTCTCGCCGGACTGCGGGCCGACGATGACGACGCCGGTCGCCGTTTCCTCCTGCACCGTCGCGTCCTGCCAGGACCCTTGCGTGCCGGAGACCCGGTAGAGCACGTGGATCGTCGCCCCCTCGATCGCGATCGGCTGCAGCTGGAAGACCACCCGCTCGATCAGCGTGCGCGACGGCGTCACCAGCATCACGCGTTCGTCGGAGCGGATGTCGAGCACCACCGGTGCCGGTACCGCCGGCGGTGCTGTGACTACCGGATCATAGGGCGGGATCGGCCCCTGCTCGGCGAGATGCACGCCGGGCGCCTCGGCGATCAGGGTCAGCCCGGCGGACAGGTTCTCGCCCGGCTCGATGTCGCGCACCAGCACCCGCAGGGTCTCGCGGCCGAGCTCGCCGAAGGCGCAGAGATCGCCAGCGGCGGGGGCATCGATCAGTGCCGGCGGGTTGGTAAAGAACAGTCGTGGCGAGGCGCCCGCGATCGTCCGCAGCGGGTAAAGGTCGGTGCGCATGGCACCGGCAACGACGCGGCGGACGCGCAAGCCATAGCTCTTGTTCGTCTGCATCGTCACCGGCGCATCCAGGGTGATGTCGGGGACGGTGCCCGCGGAATCCTCAGTGACGCCGGCGATGCGTGCCGAGGCCAGGCCTGTAGCGATGACGTCGTGCTGCAGGGCGACGAGGTCGCCGCGCTCGCAGGCGAGCTGCTCGAAGTCGCAGTTGATGCGATGGATCTCTCGCCGCAGCCGCTGCTGCGCCAGATGGTAGCGGCCCTCCTTCCACACCTGGTCGCGGCTGGTCAGGCCGACGATCTCGACCCGGTCGATCAGCGTGGCGTTGGCGGCCGAATAGCCGTCGTCGTAGACGACCACCTCTTCGGTCTTCCAGTCGGCCTGCTCGTTGACGAAGCCGATGCGGTAGCCGTGCGGCACCGGCTCGTGCGTCATCTCGCCCTCGTAGTTCCAGCTGTTGCGCGGCGTGAACATCCGCACCGGCACGCTGCGCGGCTCGTCGATGACCACCGAGGACTTCAGATCCCGCAAGCTGACCATCGCCCGACCGAGCCGCGCGATCCGGGTCAGTGCGTTGTAGAGCGAGGTCTTGGCATCGAAGACGCCGTTGAACTCTCGGCTGGCCGGCCGGGTTACGTCGTCCCAGTAGACCAGCCGCTCGAGATCGATCTGCGCCTCGGTGGCGGGCTTCCGTCGGCTCGGGTGCTGCAGGATATGCCGGAACAGCGCCGCCGGCTGCGACGTCGGCCGCCACACCCAGCTGTTGGTGCTGGCGTCCCAGTCGCGGGCGATCGTCCGCGCGGTGACGTTGAACTCGTCGATCGTCCCCTGCAGCTGGCCGGTGGCGCGGATGCGCACCGCGATCAGCGTGATCCCCGGCACCGGCACCGGATCGCCGGCGGTGATCGTGCGCAGCGCCGTCCAGAAGCACTTGGAGAAGTTCCGCTCCTCGTCGGTATCGCCGCTGAGCCGGGTGATCCGGACGTCGTAGCTCTGGCTGGCATTGACAGCGCCGTACTCGGCGGGCCGCCAGCGATGCCCCCAGTAGAGCGGCGTCTGCTGCCGGCCGGTGATGGTGCGGACCAATACCGTGCTCCAGGCGTTCGCGCCGGCCGGCGACTGCTCGATCCGGAAGGTCACCGACTGGTCCGACTTCTTGCCGGGCGGCTGGTTCTGAATATGCACCAGGCGCTCGAAGGCGATCTCGATCGCGATCTCGTCGGCCCCCGGCGCCGTCGTTCGCACCTGGCCGCCGGCAGCATAGGTGAGTGCTACCGACAGCGGATCCTCGTAGACGTCGGACGGATAGAGCGAGAACGGCTTGCCCTGATCGAGATCCCACGCTGATGGGCTGCTGGCATCGGCGAGCCGGTTGAAGGTGATGGTCTGGCCGGCGACGATCGCAAGCCCGTTGACGGTGCCGGAAGAGCTCGCCGTCCAGGTATCCCCGAAGCTCGGGTTCGCCGGAAAGACGCCGGCGGCCGGATCCCAAGCACCCCGGTCCGACATCGTCCAGTAGCCGCGGCGCAGCTGCCACTCGACCTCGGCATAGTTTCCGATCGGTGTTGCGCCGATGCGCATCGCCTCGATGTGCACCGGGCCGTGGCTGACGGCGAAGATCGCCCGCCACCAGGTATTGGAGCCCACCACCTCGCGATAGGGTACCGCCGCATAGGGCGGCGTCAGCCGGAAGCGGCCGCAGAGGAACGGCACCTTGCCCCAGATGTCGATGCGGTTGCGCGCGCCGAGGATCTGATACGTCTGGCTCTCGGTGCCCTTGTCCTTCGACAGCTCCGGTACCGGTGGCGGCAGGAAGGTGTTGACCAGCAGCGTGCCGCCGAGCGTGACCGCGGCGCCGGCGAGGCCGCCGGCGATCGCCGCTGCGGTCGTCCCCCACACCGGCGCCAGCGCGCCGTAGGTGAGCGCCGTGGTAACGACGGCGATAATCGCGATGCCGACCATCGCCGCGATCCGCCAGCCGCCACCGCCTGCCGGCAGCAGCCGGATCGAGAGATACGTCCCCGGCTTCGGCCGCACCCGATGCCAATTCTGCCGCTCGACCGCCTGCTCGCCGAGAAACGCCACGCCGTGCATCCGCAGCAGCGGGTCCTGCTGGATCAACTCGACGATCTCGGCGATCGTCAACCCCGCCGGCACCGCACAGTCGACGCGCCGCTGCTCGAACGGATGGGGACAACAGGAGACAGGGATCAGGGAACAGGTGTCAGGAGGCAGGTGACAGGATAGGGGAGAGAGGCTGCTGTTGCTCACCATCCTGTCTCCTGTTTCCTGGCTCCTGTCCCCTGGTACCGCCAGAACCCCAGCACGCGCCTTCGGATGGCCTGGTCCTCGCGGTAGCGGGCGAGCACCGCAGCGGTGCCGCGCTCGACGTGCAGCAGCCAGCCGGAGGCCACGACGATGCCGACGTGCAACGAACCGAACGCCCAGCCGGAGCCGGGAACCCGCGCCGCACCCGACATCTCGACCACGTCGAACGGCTGTTCGTCGCCGGCATCGACCCGCTGCCATGCGCCGGAGCGGCGTTCCGCCTCGACCACATTTCCCACGCCGGCAGCATTCGCCTCGCTGCCGTATCTGGTCGCCAGCGACGGCAGCTGAATGCCGGCCTGCTCGGCCAGCACCAGCCGCACCAACCCCCAGCAGTCGCACCCCTCGCGGTCACGGCCGAGATCAAGGAACGGAATGCCGACATAGCCGGCGGTCCACGACGGAGGCTGCGTCATCGGATGCCAGAGGTCAGATATCAGGGATCAGAAGAACAAAGAAAAACGTGCGCGCGCCCGCAGGGCCGCCCCAAGGGCGCGCGCTCAATAGAAACCAGCTCGAAGTACACCGAGCGGAGCGAGGGACTTCGAGCTGAACGCAGTTATGGCCATAGCGCCCGGAACCTCCCGTCGAAGGTGACGTAGGGGAATTCCTCGGCGGCGAGGTCGTCGACGCCGAGCGTACCGGTGACGAAGCCGACGTCGAAGGTTGAGGCCCGCCATTCGAGCCCGGACCATTCGCGCTCGACGACGTCGGGATCGGTGCTGCGGACGATGCGGATGCTCAGCGACGGCGGCGTGGTCAACCCACGCAGCAGGGCGACCATCTCCTGGCTGGTGTTGTCGATCCGGATCTGCGCACGCGGCGCGCGGCCTTCGGCATCATCCGGGAGCGTCACCTCGAATGGAAACGGCTCGTAGCTGGCACCGCTGCTGAGGGTGGCGACGCCATCCGAGGTCAGCCGCAGCGGCGTGGGCAGTTGCGGGTGGCTGATCTCCAGCAGCACCAGCCACGGGGTGGCGCAGTCCTGCGCCGCGAGCTCGCGCGCTGCGGTATCGGTCAGGGTCACGGCAATAGCTCCAAATCAAGGCTGATCCGCCAGGCCATGCCGGCGGCAACGGGCTCGATGCTCGGTGGCGGGACGATGCGGAACGCACCGACGGCACCGGTCACCGGATGCGTCCACGAGAACGACAAGGCACCTCCCTGCAGGTCGGAAGCGAAGAAGGTGCGAAAGGTGGCGAGCTGCGCCGGGCTGAGCCGGAACGCCGCCTTCAGCCGCGTCACTCCGGCCGTAGCCCGCCGCCGCGCCTTCGCCGCGCCGATGTCGGTGGCGCTGCGCACCAGCAAGTTCGGCGGCGTCTCGGCGAAGCCGTCGGCCAGCGGCCGCTGCGGCAGCGACACCGGCCACAATGGAATGGGCATGTCAGGAGTCAGAGGTCAGGAACCAGGACCCAGGAAGGGGTATCTGGCACGGGCGACCGAACATGGGCGGCGAACTCCTTCCTGGCACCTGACTCCTGGCTCCTGTCATCTGGCACGGATCGGGTTGGCAGCGGCGGCGAGCGCGCGGTTGAGCGTGCTGCCGGGTCGCGTCGCCCGCTGCGCCATCGCCACCTCGACCGCATCGATGATGACGTTCAGGCTCAGGTTGCCGGAGGGATCCCGCTGCTCCTCGGTCGTCACCTTGGTACCCGCGTTGTTGATGACGTTCACCGTGACCTGCGGGCCGCCCGCCGCCTCGACGCCGAGCCGGCCGGAAGAGAGCCGCTTCAGTGGCAGCACCGCTTCCGGCCCCGCCTCGCCCATCACCCCCGGGACGAAGTGCCCGGGGGCCATGCCGTTCGCCATCGGGAACAGGGTCGGCCGGTCGACGACGCCGCCCTGGGCGAATGGGATGACGGCACCGTGGGCGAACACGCCGCCTTCCGCGTAAAGCCCGCCGGTGCCGGGCCCCGGCGCCGCACCGGCCTCACCGCTGCCCGCGGTCGGTGCCGACGAACCGAACAGCCCGGAGACCAAACCGCCGAGCCCGCCACTCAGCGCCTGCGCCAGCGGGCCGAGGACCGCCATGCGGATCGACAGCCGCGCCAGATCGGCAATCATCGAATCCACGAGCGAGGCAAAGTCGAGCTTGCCGGTGGTAACGAACCCGACCAGCGCGTCTTCCATGCCTTGGAACGCCTGGGTCGTCACCTGCTCGGCGGCGCTCGCCGCATCCATCGCCCGGTCGGCATAGTCGCGCAGCGCCCGCGTCACCCCGTCCTGCCAGTCACGGCTGGTGGCGAGCATCCGGTCGGCCGCCTGCTCCGCCTCGCGGTAGGCCTCGGCGATGGCACGCCCGTGCGTCGCGGCGTCGATGGCGCCGGCCTGCATCAGCGCATCGAGCTGCTGCAAGGTCGCCGCCAGCTCCTCCGCCGGCGTGCGCATCTGCTCGGTGAGCCGCGCGCCTTGCTGGCGCAACTGTTGCTCGGCGCGCAGGCTCTCCGCCAGCTGCTCGCGAGCGAGCTTCTCGTCATAGAGGGCATTCGCCAGCCGCTCGACCTGCACCCACTGCTCGTCGGTCGCGGACTCGGACAAGCGCGACAGCGCTTGGTCGACGAATTGCCGGCGCTCGTCGCCGAACAGCGCCAGCTGCTTGGCGAGATCGTCGACGACCTTCTCGTTCGCCTGAAAGGCGCGTTCGGCCGCGGCCTGCTCGGCTGCCGATTGCCGTTCGGCTGCTTCCCTGGCTCGCTTTGCTGCCTCCTCCAGCGGCTGGTTGATCGCCGCGATCTTGCGTCGCGCGATCTCTTCCGCCTCACGGACCGCGGCGTCGACGTCCGCCTCATTGTCGCCGTCGGGCGCGCGCAGCGACTCCAGGCGCTTCTTCGTCTCGGTGAGCTCGCGGTTGACCTGGGCGATCCGCTCGGCGGGATCGGTCGCCAGCTGATCGAGCGCCTTGTCCAGCTGGCTCCGCTGCGCGGCGAGCGCATCGGCGCGCCGCTCGGCTTCGGCTGCCAGCCTGCCGGCCTCGACATGAGCCCGTTCTTGCGCTGTTGCACTGGCCTCCGCTTCGCCAATCTTGGCCAGCGCCGCGAGCTCCTGTTCGAGGGCTGCCACCCGCTCGCGCTGCTCGTCGACGGCGAAGCGCTGGCCCAGCATCGGCGTGCCCAGCCCACCCGCTTGCATGCGCGCCAGCTCGTCGCGGGCCCTCGTCAACTCTGCCGTTGTCGTGGCGATGCGCTGACCGATCGGATCGTCCTCGATCGAGGACGTGATCCCCTCGATCGCGCCCGACAACAGGTCGAGCGCGCCTTGGGCGATGGAAGTCACCGCTGGCGTGCGGCCGATCGCCTCCAGCAGGTTGCCCCAGGCATCCTGCAGCCGGTTGGTGGCCCCGGTGAGCCCGCCTGCTTCGGCCGCGCCGGCCCCGCCCACTTGGCTCTCCAGCGCATCCAGGATCACCCGCTGCGCCTCGGCGGTCTGGCCGGTCTCGACCAGCGCGCGGATCAGCTCCTTCTGGACATCGGAGAACGAGATGCCCACCCGGCGCAGCGCCGTGAGGCCGTTCAGGGGATCCTCCAGCGCCTTGCCCAACTGGGTGGCGGCACCGGCGAGATCTTGTCCGAACACGGCGGACATGTCCTGCGCCAGGCTCAGCGCCCGGGTGAAAGTCTCGCCCGACACCGAGCGGAAGGTGGCGAGCACCGCGGCCGCATCCTGCACGCCTTCTGCCGTGGCCAAGGTCGAGCGCTCGATGCCGTCGGCGAACGCCGCGATCTCATCCGCAGTGAGGCCGGACGTATGCCCGGTCGCTTTCAGCACCGCGTCCAGCCGGCGATACGACTGATCGGCCTTTGCCGCTTCCTCCAGGCTGACCTTCAACCCGAGGGTGACCGCGCCGATCGCCGCGGCCGCCGCGAGCCCGGCGGGGCCCAACCGCATCAGTCCGGCGCCGAGCGGGCCGGCACGATTGGCCATCTCCTCCAGGCCGCCGCGCACCTCTCCCGCCACCCCGTCCAGCGCCTGCAGTGCCCGCGAAGCCGGACGCGATGCCTCTTCGATCCGCTGCAGGGCGCGGGCTCCGCTGTCGCCGACATCGCGCAGCTCCGCCTTCACCTTGCCGCCGTCGATCACCGCGAGACGGATGGCGAGATTGCGATCGGCCATGGTGGAGAACCTTCACTCGTGTCGGGTGGCCAGGCGACCGTTCAGCGCCGTGATCAGTCCGGCTTCGCCGGCCGGCAGCAGCTCGGCGACGGAGCGGGCCTCGTAGCCGAGGGCCGTCGCCAGCGCGATCGCGGCGGCGAGGTCGAGTCCGATGACAGCGGACGCGTTCGGCGCCAGCCGCAGCTGGCCCGAGCAGCGGGTGAGCACGTCCCACGCCTGCCAGCCGGCGTCGGTCAACGGCGCGTGCTCGAGGTAGGGGCAACGCCGGCCGTCGCATCCCATTTTGCCTCGGGCGCATGGCCGATCGAGTCGGGCGCAGCTGGTGCAATACTCCGGCCCGCCACCGAAATGCCACTCGGCGCGGGCCCGAGTGCGTTTTTTTCCGCGTCCAGCAGCAGCGCCGGCCCGAGATAGGCACTCTCGAAGGCACTGGCGATCGGCCACAGGTCCATCAGCGCGTCAATCGCTTCGGGGGTCAGTGGCGCCGCGCTTCCTGCGGCGTCGCCGACGCCTTGCCAGTCGAGCACCGCGAGCCGCGCCAGTGCCTTGATCAAGGCCGCGGTGCGGATGCCGGCGGCTTCGCTGTCGCTGGCCGATGCAATGGCCGCTCGCTGCGCTTCCGCGCGCGCCGCCATCATCAGTGCTGTCGTGCACGGCCTGATGTGCAGGCGCACGCCATGGCCGAGATCGAGCCAGTGCGGCTCCCTCTTCAGATCGAGACGAATCATCCCTTGTACTGGCTCCGGGTTGGGTTGCTGGTTGCCGCCGCGCAGGAAGCTGACGTCCTCGGTCTGGCGACACGGCGCCTGGGACCGGCCCTACGAACGGTGGCTTGTGGGTCGGCGACCGACAAGCTGCTGCCGCCGGCTAGAGCGGACGTCGACCGCCCGAGTCTCGCTCTTGCGAGCGCGTCAGAAGAACGGATTGTTCAGCGGCCGTACCGACTGGTAGCTCGGGTGTTCCATCTCCAGCCGGTCATACTCGGTGTTCGGCAGTAGCGACGGCGGCTCGCTGTCGGTCTCATCGGCAGCGACGTCGAACAGGGCCAGCAGGCGGGACAGGAGGCTTCGCATGCCGGAAGTTTGCGCCGGCTCGCGTTAACGTCTGGTTTCTGTCTGCCTGCAGGTGGCTCCGGACGGGCGCGAAGGTGCGCCGCCCGCGCCGCCATCCGGCAGATGATCATGCGTAGCTGGCGATATCGTTGAGCAGGCGAGCGCGCAGCAGGGTACCGACGCTCTCGTCATGGGCGGCACGCCAGTCGAAGCTTGCCTCGACGCCGCCGGGCCCCGACACAGCGTACTTCGGCTTCGGCAGGAACACCCTGAACAGCTCGAAGGTGAGCGACCAGCCGTCGGCCATGCTGAACCCGTACTCCAGCGCTACCGGCTCCCCGTTGGCGGCTTCCGCCACCAGCGTCGCTCCGTCGAACCTCACCGTCATTGCGCCGGTGCAGGTTGCGATCGTCGGCTCGGCGGCCTCGATCTTGCCATCGTCGCGGATCACCCGCACCCGCTCCAGATTGTTGGAGAACGTGAGGTTGCCGCCGGTGACACCCGCCAACGGCACGCCGCCGCGCGTGATAAAACCGCGTCCCTGGCTGAAGCGCTTGAGCGCGAAGCTCTGCGGCGTTGTGTCGATCGTCGCCCCGGCCTTCTCCTCACCCTGCGCCACCAGCTGCACGGTGCCGTTCGCCGGCCCCTCCCGGCCCATCTCGAAGGCGAGGCTCTCCATCACCGTGCCGAGGTGACGGAAGAACACCGGCGTGATCAGCTGCGGATGGCCGATCTCGACGGTGAAGCTGGGAATGGCGTCGCCGCCCGAGAGCCACTGGTGCCGATGGCCGCCGCCGGTCAGCGTCGGTGCCGACGCGGTGCCGGTGCTGTTGGCCGAGGCTGCCAGCGTGAACGTATTTCCCGTGGTGCCGATAGCGTCGAACTCGATCTCCAGCCGATCGTCGGTCGTGTTCGCCGTGTAGGTGCACTTGGAGATCTGCGCGTCGACAGAAGCATTCAAATCGGATGCCAGTGCTGTCAGCGTGGCATCGAGATCGGCGCCGATCTGTGTCTGGTTGCCCGTGGGCGAGCCGGTGACGAAGGTCCAGATGACGCTGTTGAGCGCGATCGTGCTGCTCGCCGCCGGCTGGCCGGCGAACGCGATCTGTCCGGATGCCTTGGTCTGCGTCATTGCCGGCGTGCCGAACAGCCCTGTCAGCCAGAAGCCGGTGCCGCGCAGATCGAGGGGGATCTCGATCCTGCCTTCGTCAGTGATCAGCCCGCGATAGGGGTCCTGAGCATTGCGGCCACGCCCGAGCAGCGGGTCGTCGCCGAGCGGCTGCTCGGCCGACAGGTCGCACGACTTGAAGTCGAGCGAGCGATAGCCGCTGAGCGGTGCTACGCCATAGCTGGTCTCGCGACAGGCGAGCAGCGTCGCGTCGGCGCCGTAGGCGCGGACTTTCGCCATGCTCGATCTCCCGTAGTGATGAGGTCAGGTGGCCAGCGGATCGCCGACCAGGTACTCGATGGTGACCGTGAGGCGGGCGGTCAGGATCGGCACCGCCCCTTCGATCGCCATGACGTCGGTTATCGGTGCGCTCCAGATAAGGTTCTCGGCGAGGCCACCGAGGCTGCGATCGGCAAAGAGCGCGACGCCGATCTCGCCCAGCAAGGTATCGAGCAGGCCTTCACCCCCGCCTATCGACTGCATCACGAACGCCTCGATCTCGGCGCGGTGGCTGTAGAACTCCGTCCGCGGATTAAGCGTCACGTCCGGCTCCCCGGGATCACCGTTGCGCAGGATGACGAGGCCGCCGGCGGGGACGCTCACCGGCAGCGCCTCGTTGCGCCGGACGGTGGCCCCGGAGACAATCTGCAGCTGCGCGAACAGCGCTGACAGCACCTGCTCCCGCCGGCTAGGCACCGTCGGGAACCGTTTTGCTGTCCGATGTGCCGGCGATCGCTTCGAGCTGGCGCTGCAGGACAGGCTCGTATCCGTAGTGGGCGAGCGCCCGGACGCCGAGGCCTGCGACTTTGCGATGCAGGTCGTGGCGGTCGGTGATCATGTCCGCCAGCACCGCGGACAGAAGTTCGAGGGCATCGCTCACCAGGTCCGCCTGGGCGCCCTGGCCGCGCAGCTGCAACGCGGTCAGCCAGGCAGCGGACTCGACCAGCCGCAGTCGGGCGCAGCGGGTCGCCGGAAGACGGCTCTGCATCATGTATCTCCGCGGTCCGGCCAGGAGCGCAACACGAGTTGCGGCAGTGCCGCGATCCACTTCTGCGCCGCTCCCTCGACATCGAGCCGCCTGCGCACGCTGACCTGCGGCACCAGGACGAACAGCGGCACGGTGGTCCGGCCCGGGAGCCGGGTGAACGCATTGCCCTTGCTGCGGCCGATGTTCGCCATGGCGCGTCCCCGCTTCGTCAGCCGGGCGTTGTCGGCGACCAGCAGCGAGGGAGCATGCCTGCGATAGACGAAGCGCAGGCGCAGGCCGTGGATCCGTTCCCAGGTGTGCGGCGTGATCTTCCGCCGCCCATCGCCATACTTTCCCGCCGCCGGTGTCGGAATGGCAAGGTACAGGCCCTGCTTCGAGCGGATGACGGCACCTTCGGCATAGAGCCGGACGATGCCGGGCGCTTTCGACCAGACAGAACCGGCGGCAGCGAGGCTCGGCTGGCCCTTGGGGTAGACCTCGCCGCGCCAGGTGTTGGCGAGCCGGCTGCCGAGACCGGCGCCGGTGATCTGCCGTCGCAATTCGCCCTTGAGCCCGTCGGTGGCCGCGCGCACACCGGCGGTGACGGCGCGTTCGGCGGTGCGGAGTTCCGCCTGCAGCAACGCGTTCAAGTCGCCCTGCAGGGCCGCCTGCAGCCTCATGCCGGCCGCACCTCGAGGGTCCAGACCAGGCGCTCGGCATCACGCAGCGGCTGGCCCTGAACGATGAAGGTCTCGCCACCGATGACGATGGCATCGCCCTCCTCCGGTGCCGCGGCCTCGGCGACGCGGATGTCGACGAGCGTCGTGGCGGCGGCGAGGCGGGTTTCGCCAAATTCGCCGATGCGGTCCGGCCGGCGCAGCATCACCCGCACCGGCAGATCCGGGCCGGTGCCACCGGCGCGAAAGACCGCATCGCGGGCGAGGTTCGGATCGCAGAACAACGCGTCGATGGCGGCGGAGAAGATGCTCATCAGTTGCTGCTGTGGATCTTGACGGCGAGGCGGGGCCGCTTGTTGACCGGCAGGATCGAGGCCTCGGTCTTGACCTCGATGGCGCTGCCGTCGGGGCGGGCCAGCTGGCGGGCGTACATCGCAAGGCCGATGGTGTTGACCGTCTCGATCAGGTTGGCCGGCGCCCCGTAGGTGACGAAGGTATCGAGGGTGCCGAGCGGAAAGGCAATGCCCTCGCCGGCGCCGATCAGCGTCTCGGTCGAGCCGGTGGAAAGCGTGACGGTGGCGTTGTACTCCTCGAAGACGATGCCGGCGAACGGGAAGCGGCGCCGCGTGTCCTCGCGCAGCGGCTGGGCGCCGGTCGCGGAGAAGTACCGATACGCGTCCTCCACCTTGGCATGGCCGATCAGCCTGTCGAAGAACTCCGGGCTGACGAGGGCCAAGACGCCGCTCATCGTCTCGCCCTTCAGCTCGGTCTCGATCTTGCGCAGCACCTCCCGCACCTTCGCCTGAACGCTGGTGCCGGCGGTGCCGAGGACGAAGTCGACCGACTGCTGGGCGAGGCCGAACTCGGTGAAGTAGTCGTAGAGCGTCACTCCGGCACCGTCCTTGACGATGCCCTTGAGCGCATTGACCTCCATGTATTCGCGGGTCTGCGCGTGCTTGACGCGCATCCGGGTGAGCTTGCGCTCCATCACCGTTGCCAGCGGATCGGCGGCATCGCTCATCCCGAAGCCGCGCACCCCCTGGATGTCCTGCGGCGTGATCGCGTCGTCGTGCGGGATCCAGGGAATGGTGAACGAGCGCATCGAGCGCAGATCGCGATTGGCGACGGTGGCGGGTCCGCCGAGCGGCACCGTCGGCAGCAGGTTGAGCACGCCTTCCGCCTGCTCGATGACGACGCTGCGCTGGGTGACGCCCTCGAAGCGGAACAGGCCCATCTGCCCGAGCCGGCTGTAGACGTTGGGCAGGATGTTGATGGCTTCGGTCATCTCGGCGAGCGTATAGCCGCCGGTGTCGAACGGGTTGATCATGGTGACCATGGTTGCGGGAGATCCTTATGATCAGGCGGCGTCGCGGGCGACCAGTCCGAGGGCGGCGAGCTGCACGTGCTTCGCCGTCTTCTCCGCCGTCTGATCGACCGAAGCGTCGAACGCCAGCGCCGCCTTCGACAGGATCACCGGGCCGCGCGCGGCGATCAGGCCGGTCCGGTCGGCGGCGGTCGCGTCCACCGCCTCCAGCAGCACGGCGATGGCGGTCTCGGCACCCTCGTCGCCGACCACCTCTGTCGCCGGCGACAGCCGATACTTGCCGCTTGCCGTGATCCGGCCCAGCACCGCGCCCAGCGGATAGCTGGTACCGGCCTTCAGCGTCACCGTCTCGCGGCAGTAGCCGGCGCTGAGTTCGAACTTCAGCAGATCGCCGAGGCTCGGCGCCTTGGTCAGAACGGGCATGGCAGGGTTCCTTATCGGCTGCCCGCGGCGGCCCGCTCGCGGGCGCGCCTGACGATCGGGCTGTCGCCGGGGGTGGCGGGCGCTGGTGCTGCCGCGAGGACATCGGCGGCTTCGGAGCGTGCCGCCAGCTGGTCGAGAACGGACCGGCGCATGGCGTCGGGCTTCAGTCCCCGCCGCATCGCGTCGGCGGCGTCGAGGTCGACGCCGAGACGGCCGGCCTGGGCGGCAATCGTCGCGATCTCGGCAAACTCGGCGCGCAACCGGCCGGCGATCGCCGCCTCGTCACTTCCCGCCGCCGGTCTCGTCCCGGACGGCGGCACCGCCGCGGTGGCGGCCGGATCGGTGATCGGTGTGGACGGCACGACCGGCGGCTGGGCATCCGGCGTCGTGGCGTCTGTGGCAACTTCGGTCATCAGGGAAGCCCCCTTCGATGGTTGACGGGCGGGCGATGGCGCGGCGCTGCGCAGCCGTTTCGGCTCCAGGCTCGCCGACAGCTCGCCCACGACCTGCGCAACGGTGCCGATGCCATCGGCGAAGCCGGCGGCAATCGCCCGTTCGCCGCGCCAGATCGCGGCTTCGCCGGCGCGGACGGCGTCCGCGCCCAGCTTTCGGTTTTGGGCGACCCGGGCGACCAGGTCGTCGTACAGGCGATCGACATCGGCCTGGATGTCGGCGGCCGCGCGCGGCGACAGCGGCTGGTGCGGGTTGCCGTCGGTCTTGCGCGCGCCGGCGTGGAGCAGCGTCCACTTCAGCCCGGCGATCGCATCGGCGCCGCTCTCGTCGAGGTGCACGGCGACGACGCCGACCGAGCCGACCTCGCCGGTGCGGGTGACGTAGAGCCGGTCGGCGGCCGACGCGACGGCATAGGCGGCAGAGAGCGCACATTCCGACGCGATCGCCCACAACGGCTTGCCGGATTGCGCCCGGATGCCGGCGATCTCCTCGACCAGGTCGAACAGGCCGCCGACCTCGCCGCCGGGCGAGTCCAGCTCGAGCAGGATGCCGCGCACCGCCGGATCAGCGGCGGCATGGCTCAGCGCCTCGGCGACGGCACCGTATTCGCTGGCGCCGAGCAGCGTGGTCAGCCAGTCGCCGCGAGCGACCAAGGGACCCAGCACCGGCATGATCGCGATCCCGCTTTCCGTCATCGTGTAGTCCTGCCGGCGGCTTGCCTCCTGCAGCCAGGACGGCAGCTCGGCGCCGGGCGTGAGTGCGAGCGCGCTGCCGAGCAGGCCTTCCAGTCGACCGGGCGCGATTGCCCACGGCCGGCCGGCGAGCCGGGCGGCGGCGAGACTCTTCAGGTCCATGAGCAGTTCAGCCGGTGGTATGGTTCGATCGTTCGAAAGCGGCGTCGCCTTCGTCGGCGTCCGTCGCGGCGTCCCGGGTGGAGTTCCTAGCGCTGAAGCGCAACCCCAGCGCCTTCTCGCGCGCCTGATCGGCGGCAATCTCGGCGTCGACCGCTTCCGCGTCGTAGCCGCGCTCGGCGAGCGCCTGGCTGCGGCTCTTCAGGCCGTGCGATATCTGTTCGATCTCGGCCTTGGCGTCCTTCAGCGGATCGACCCAGTCCCACTTCGGCGGCAGCCACGAACACGCCAGGTACGACCGCCGGTCGGCTTCGTAGCCGAGAATGCCCAGCGCCCCCGCCAGCACCGCGGTGTCCATCCAGCGCGTCCACACCGGCCGGCACAGCTGCCAGACCATCACCGCGTGCTGCCAGGCCTCGGTGCGCCGGCGGAACTCCAGCAGCGCGAGGCGCGCGTTGGAGTAGTTGGCCTTGATCATGTCATTCGACAGATACGCGTAGGGAATGCCCAGCGCCGCCGAGACTTGCAGCAGGGTGCGGTACTGGAACGGCTCGTAGGTGGCACCGGAGTCCGCCGGATCGGAGGTCTGCACCTGCTCGCCCGGCTCCAGCATGACGATCTGTCCCGGCTGCAGGTCGAGCGTCCGCTCGCCGTTCTCGCCGGTGCTCTCCTGCGCATCGAACGGCTCGGCCGGCTGCGGCGTGGTGATGAACAGCGCGTGCATCGCCGCCACCTTCTTGCGGTCGGAGCTCGGCGTCGTCGTACTGGTCGAGCAGGAACAGCTTGACGATCGAAGGCGCGAACTTCGAGACGCCCCTCAGCTGGCCGGCGTCGACCGGATCGACGACGTGGATGATCTCCGATGCCGGCATGCGCACCGTCTCCCCACTCAAACCCGGATCGGTGACGTCGCCCGGATGCCGGCGCAGGAAGTGATAGGCGATCCTGCGGCCGATGCGGTCGAACTCGATGCCCTGGCGGATCACATTGCCGCCCGCCAGCACCTCGTTGCGGTTCAGCGGCAGCATCTCCGAAGCAAGCATCTGCAGCTGCAGCGGCACGATCAGCCCGTCCCGCGCCCGCCGCGGGCGGAAGCGGAAGAACACCTCGCCGGCGATGAATACCTCGCGCGCCGCACGGCGCTGCAGACCGTAGAAGTCGGTGAAGCCGTCGGCATCGGCCTCGTCGGTCCACGCCAGCCACAGCTTCTGCACATCCGCCTTCAGTCTTGCATCGCCGATCAGCGACGACGGCTTGATGCCGGCCCCCACCACGTTGCCGGCCCAGCTCTCGATGGCGTTGGCGGCATAGCCGTTGTTGCGGATCAGCCAGCGGGCGCGCGCGGTGATGTCCGCACCCGAGGCGGCGATCAAGGTGTTCAGATGCGCCCGGCTGGGCTGGAAGCCCTTCAGCCGGCGGTTGGCCAGCCCCGCCTCGAAGCCACCGATGAAGGCGCCGACGCGACGCCGCCACTGGGTCAGCAGTCCCGGCATCACAGGCCCTTGCTCGCCGAGGTGAGAATGCGCCGTCGGGGTGCGCCCGTTTCCGCCCGTGCGATGCGTTTGTCCAGATCGGCCAGTGCCGCCGTCATCTCCGCGTCGGTCGCGTAGGTGATCCGCTTGCCGTCGTATTCGACGGTGCGCACGCCGCGATAGCGGGCGGCCAGCAGCGCCGCCCGGTGCCGGGTCAGCTCATCCAGGGTCATCGCTCAGTCCAGATAGCTCGAACGGAAGACGCGCCGCCCACGACGCGGTGCGATCCGCAGGCGTCCGGCCGATGCCGCCGGTGCTGTCGGCGCCGCGGCGCTCCCGAGTGTGTCCGGCCCGGCAGACCGCCCGGCAGACCGTTCGTCGCCGTCCACCGGCGGCGCGGCAACGAGCTGCTGCTCCAGCTGGCACCACTTGCGCTCCGGCCAGCGGTCGGCGCCGGCGATCCAGGCGGCGGCCCGGGCGTAGACCCGGCAGTCCAGCGCCTCGTTGCGCTCGCGCAGCTTCTGCCACTCCAGGCGGGTAAAGCCGCGCCGGGTCTTGATCGTCACCAGCTGTTCGGCGACCAGCTGCTTGATCCATTCGGCGTCGGTGCCGCGGGGCAGGTGGATGAAGCCCGCGGGATAAGGCGCATCGTCCGTCGGCGCCGCCAGTCGCAGGAACCGGTAGGTCTCGCTCTTGAAGGTGGCGACGGCGACGGTCCACAGCCGGGCACCGCGGCGGATCTTCACCCCGCCTTCGGTGGCATCGACATGCGTCGGTCCCGACACCGGCGCCGCGCGGTTGAACCCATCGACACCCTTCACCGGCAGCACCTGGGCGAAGCCCTGCCGGCGCGCCCAGGCGTACACCGCCGAGGCCTCGTAGCCGGTGTCGATGCCGAGCCGGGCCAGGCCCAATCGTGCCCCGGACGCGTGCGGCCAGGTCTCGCCGAGCAGCGTTGCCAGCCGCGCCCAGCAGGCGGCATCGCCGGGACCGCCATCGACGACGACATGGTCGACGAGCCAGCTTTCCAGGCCGCGGCCCCAGGCCCAGACCGAGACCTCGATGCGGTCCTTCTGCACGTCGGCACCGGCGGTGAGGAACAGCCCGCCGGCAGGGACCGTGCTCCAGGCAAAGTCTTCGCGCCGCTCGTACAGCCGCTGCCAGTCGGGTGCCTCGCCGGTCTCGGCCCAGGTCTCGCCCAGCACGGTGTTGACGAAGCTGCGCTTCGCCTCCTCCGCGCCCTGTGCCGTCTCCCAGTCGCGGGCGATGCGCTCCCAGGACAGCCAGCCGACCGGCGAGTACAGGCTCGACAGGTGGAAGCCGATGGTCAGCGGATCGGCGCTGGTCGCGGTTGCCTGCCAGCGGCCGCGCGCCAGCATCTGCGTCTTGTGGTGCTCGGCGATCGGCTGCTCGCAGCCGGCGCAGAGGTACGCCGCCGTCTCGGGCCTGCCCTTCTGCCAGCGCAGCCGCTCGAAGACGAGGTGCTGCTGGTGCCCGCAATGGGGACAAGGCACGAAGAACCGCCGCTGGTCGGAGGCCTCGTATTCGCGCTCGATGCGCGACAGGCCCCGGATCGTCGGCGTCGACGCCAGGAACACCTTGCGCCGCCACGAGAAGGTCCGGGTGCGGGCTTCGGCGAGCGCGACGGGGTCGCCCTCGTCGTCGGCCGACGGCGGATACGCGTCGACCTCGTCGAGGAACAGATAGCGCACCGGCATCGAGCGCAGGCCGACGGCCGAGTTGGCGCCCGTCATCACCAGGATGCCGCCCGGGAACTCCTTCGACAGCTGGGTGTTGCCGGCATCGCGCGAGCGTGCCGGCGCCACCTTTGCCCTCAAGCTGGGGCTCTCGGCGATCAGTGGATCGACACGCTGCTGCGAGAAGCGCTTCGCCAGCTCCAGCGTCGGCTGCACCGCCAGCATCGGCCCCGGGGCGTGGTGGATGACGTAGCCGATCCAGTTGCAGCCGCTCTCCGACGCTCCCAGCTGCGAGCCTTTCATGAACACCACCCGCTGCGCCGGATGCCGGGGGCTGAGCGCGTCCAGCAGTTCCTGCAGGTAGGGCGTGCGATTGGTCCGCCACGGCCCCGCCTCGTTGGCGCCGCGGGGGCTGAGGATCCGGTAGCGATCGGACCACGCCGAAACGGTGAGGTCGGGATCCGGTCCCAGACCGTCGATCCAGCCGCCCAGCAGCCTCTCGAGCGTGTCGTCGCCCGCCACCTCAGCCGGAGCCATCGGCTCAGCGGAAGTCCGGGGCGATCTCGGCGAGCTCCTGCAGGTGCGCGCGGACGTGTTCGTAAAGTGCGGCCTGCAGCTCGTGCGTGCCGACGCCGAGCTCGGCCGCCATGTTGGCGGCGACGCGCGCCGGCCAGCCGAGCCAGGCGTCGCGCTCCTGGCGGGCGAGGCGGAACACCAGGGCCACCGCCCGCGCCCGGTCGACCATCTCACCCTTCAGCTTCTGCAGCCGCAGCCGGCGCTCCTGCGCCTTCAGCACCTCGTTGGCGGTGCGCGCCTGCAGGTAGGTCATGCCGCCGGCCATCGCCGGGGCCGGCAGGCCCTGTTCGCGCAGCGTGTCGCTGACCGCGCCGACGGCGGCCTCGGGCACCGGCTTCATCGCTGTTGCCGGCTCGGCGACCGGCTGAACGGGCGGCGGCTGGCGGGCCGGATTGGCGGTCTCGGTGCGTCGGGCATCGGAGGCCGCCGCGTCGATCGAACCATCCGGCAAGAGAACCAGCCGGCCGGCGGCGCGCAGTTTCTGCACCGAGCCGCGCGACTTGCCGATATGCTTCGCGTACGCCCGCTCGCTCATCCCGTGCGATGTCCCGACGTCACCGGTCATCTGCGATCTGCACTCCGCTCCAGGTCTTCGGGAATCAGGCGATCCGATAGATCCGCTCGCCGCCCTGCGGCTTCTCCGAGGTGACGGCAAGCCCGCGCCGCTTCTTCAGCGCGCCGGCGAACACCCCGCGGACGGTGTGCGACTGCCAGCCGGTCGCCGCCATCAGCTGGGCGATGGTGGCACCCTCCGGCCGGCGCAGCAGGTCGATCACCAGCGCTTCCTTGCTGCCCTCGCGGTGCGGGCGCGGCTGGTGTGCGGCCTGTGTTCGCGCAGCACGCAGCTTCCGGCCGCAGCTCGGACAGTGCGTCGACATCGGCCGCTCCGTGGCGGCGCTTTCGCTGCTGGCATTGGCCTGAGGCTCCGGCACCGTCTGATCGCTGGCGATGCTCTCGTCGCTGGCGGCAAATGCGCTGAGCACCGGCTGCTCCGCGGCAGCGTCCTCGTTCGGGACCATCGGTTCCTCTTCGTGCGGGCGTGCTGACGGCGCGCGCAGGGCGGCGACGAAGGCGGCGGCGTCCATCCGGCCGTCGAGCAGGCCGGCGGCCGCCGCCAGCAGGTCGTCGACGCCGATGCCGAGGTCCGCGGCGTGTCGGGCAATCCGCTTCAGAGCCGCGTCCTTGCTGTTGGGGTTGCGCGGCTGCCCGTCCAGGGCGCTGAGCACGGTGTTCAGCTGAAGCTTGCTGAGATCGGCGGTCATGGGTGGCATCCTTCAGGCCAGCGGCCGCACCATCGCGGCGCTGCTACCACCCCGAGCCCCGCCGGCGACTGCCGGGCGGAGCGTCGAGACGCGATCGGCATCCCCATCAACGCTCTGTTCGGCACGATCATCAAGCACTTCAGCGGATCCCGTCGTTGCGTTTTCGGCCGCGTGTTGATCACGGTGTGATCGACGGTGAACGCTGGCCGGCGATCTCGGCGAAGCTGCGGCCGTCGCCGTCGAGGATCGCGGCGTGACCGCTGCGCGCCTGCCAGCGGCCGATGATCACGTCGCAGTAGCCGGGCTCGATCTCGATCGCGAGACACTGCCGGCCGCTCTTCTCGGCGGCGATCAGCGTGCTGCCGCTGCCGGCGAACGGCTCGTAGACCGCATCGCCGCGGGCGCTGTTGTTGAGGATCGGCCGCAGCATGCAGGCGACCGGCTTCTGCGTGCCGTGCACCGTCGCCGCATCGTCGTCGCCGCAGGAGCCGATCTGCCAGACGGTGGACTGGTCGCGCGCCCCCTGCCAGCGCGCCTCGCCGCGCTCACGCACCGCATAGAAGCAGGGCTCGTGCTGCCAGTGGTAGTGGCCGCGGCCGAGCACGAAGCGGTGCTTCATCCAGATCAGCTGCGCGCGGATGCGAAAGCCGCAGGCCTCGAGACCGTCGGCGACGGTCCGGCCATGGACCCCGGCATGCCAGACGTAGGCGACGTCGCCCGGGAACAGCGCCCACGCCTCGCGCCAGTCGGCGCGGTCGTCGTTGCGCACCTTGCCCGTCCGCGCGCTGCTCGAGACGCCCGCCGCGTTGCGCCAGGCGGGATCGTAATTGACGCCATAGGGCGGATCGGTGACCAGCAGGTGCGGCCGGCTGCCGCCGAGCAGCCGGCTCACGTCGTCGGCGCGGGTGGCATCGCCGCACAGCAGCCGGTGCGAACCCAGCCGCCACAGGTCGCCTGGGCGGGTGACCGGCTCGGCTGGTGGAGTTGCGACCTCCTCACGCTCGTCGCAGCCATCGGGCTCCGAGGCGTCGCCGGTCAAGGCCAGAAGGTCGTCCAGCTCGGCACTGTCGAAGCCGGTCAGCGCCAGGTCGAAGCCGTCGGTACCGAGCTCCTGCAGCTCGGCTGCCAGCAGCGCTTCGTCCCAGCCGGCATCGAGCGCCAGCCGGTTGTCGGCGATGCGGTAGGCGCGCACCTGCGCCGGCGTCAGATGCCCGAGCCGGATCACCGGGACATCGTCCAGTCCCAGCTGCTGGGCCGCCAGCAGCCGGCCATGGCCCGCGATCACGCTGCCGTCGTCCGCCACCAGCACCGGCGCCGTCCAGCCGAACTCCACCAGCGAGGCCGCCAGCTTCGCCACCTGCGCCTCGGCGTGCGTCCGCGCGTTCCGCGCATAGGGCACCAGGCGCGCGATCGGCCAGCGCTCGATCTGCTCGGGGCAGAACCGCAGCAT